TTGTTGGTGAGGAAACGATTATCGAGGGAAGGCTGGACCGTAAAGGTCACACCCGTGCGTTAAAAGACCCTCAGCGTATGTATAACTATTGGGCGTCTGCTGCAGTAGAATACGGAGCCTTGCAGTCCAAAACTCCATGGATCGTTGGAGTGGAAAGCGTAGAAGGCTTTGAGGAATACTGGGCTACGGCGAATCGCCAAAATCATGCGTATCTGCCTTATAAGTCTGTTGGAGATGATGGTAAGCCTTTGCCTCCACCTTCTCGTATTGAACCACCTGTGCCGTCGCCGGTCGCGCTAAAAGGCATGGAAGTGGCGAATGTTGAAATGCAGATGGTTTCCGGGCAATACGAAAACCAACTGGGTATGCAGGGAAATGAACGCACGGGGAAAGCCATAGCCGAAAGGCAACGGCAGGGAGATCGTGCGACTTATCATTTTATCGACCATCTGGCGATTGCTATTCGGCAGGTTGGTAAGATCATTCTTGATCTCGTGCCGAAAGTTTACGACACCAACCGTGTTGTGATGATTTTGGCTGAGAACAATGAGAGTCTGGAAGTCAAGCTCGATCCGCAGTTGCAGCAAGCGCATATGCTGGAATTGAATGAGAATAATGAAGTGATCGGGCGGGTGCTGAACCCGGCGGTCGGAAGTTATGAAGTGCTGGCTGATGTGGGTCCGGGCTATGCGACGAGACGTGAGGAAGCGTTTAATGCGCTGACTCTGATCCTGACGCAGAACCCTGCGCTGACGAGCGTTATTGGCGACATCATGTTCCGCGCTGGCGACTTCCCGATGGCGGAAGAAGCGGCAGAGCGTCTGAAGCGCATGGTTCCCCCGCAGGCGCTCGGTCAAGGCCCGTCGCAAAACGAGCAGATGCTTGCCGCACAACTTCAGCAGATGCAGCAGGCCCTTCAAGCCTCTATGGATGAGTTGGCGAAGGAAAAAGGCAAATCCCAGGCGAGACTCGAAAAAAGAGAGGTCGAGGTTTACGACGCGATCACTAAACGTCTGGACATTCTACTCAAGAATGTGGGAATGTCGCCGCAGCAGAACGCGCAAATTACCGATCAGGCTGTGCAGGAAAGCACCGAAGTCCCGATCAGCGATACCTACGAAGGGCACGAAGATCAGATGCCGGGACGGCAGATGGCGTTGCCGCTTGAGGATCACGAAATGCCAGAAGGCGCGTTTCGTGGAGAAGATGGACATGCTTATGCGCCACACCCGGAAATGCCCGGAATGATGGCCCGCGTTACGAAGGAGAGTTGAGATGGCTTACTGGGATGAAGTGCTCGGCAATGTGCCGGAAGGTTTAATGGGTTCCGCGCAGGGCATGTATGATGTAGCCACAAATCCTCTCCAGGCTGCGCAGGGTGTTGGTTATTATGCAATGCACCCGCAAGAGGCAGCAGCTCGTGCTTATGGGCATTATGCCAGACGTTATAAAAATTTGCCGACTGCGATGGAAACATTTCGGCAGAATCCTGTAAGTGTTGCGGAGGACCTTTTGCCTCTGGCGGCGCTGAGAGGACTTGCAAAAAAAGGTGCAAAAGCTGGGGCCAAAAAAGGAGCGCAGGAAGCGGCTCGCCGTGAAATTGCAGGGCCTGCGGCTATCGAAGGGGAAGTGCTTCCCCCTAGACCGCAAATTGGCTATATGCCCCCGGAGCCTGTTCCGGCTGCGCCGTATTATCGCAATGTCCCGCCGGAAATGGGCACGTCGATGCGTCCGATGACGCCGTTCCAGCAGAACCAAGTCGGCCTTTCGACTGGGCGGTTTGGTATGCAGGGTTATGCGCCGGAAATGGCTGTCACGGACTTTGAGTCGTATGCTCCGGGTGGCATGGGCCGCACGACTACTGGTCCGACGCCGATGAACAAGTTCGATCAGAACATGATGGACGCTTATCGCCGTGGTCGAATGAGCACAGGTGCTTCACGCGGAATGTATGGCGAATACACTCCGGAGGAAATGGGCTCCGCAGTTGCGCCGTATCGGCAGGGTGGACTGGTTTATGAGCCTGTCGGCCCGCAGGGTGCAGCTCCTCGTCAGATTGGCGGTCCGCAGGGTGCGCCGCGTTTGGGCTATGAGCGAGGCCCGATTGAGGGTGAATGGTCGGAAGTCTATGGCATCGGTGGCCCGCAGGGTCGTCCGGGTTATGGCGGCGAAACGTCGATGGGTTCTCGCATGGCTGCGGGGGCATATCCCTATGTCTCAAATGCTGGACGCGGAGGGCTGCCGTGGGGCACGATGGCCGGAATTGGTGCCGCTGGTGCAGCTTTTCCAATGGCGATGGATTATTTTTCGAATAATCCATTGCAGCCTACAAATGCGCCGGAAGCTGCAGCTCTGCATCCGACTTTCCATGGTCAGATGGGGCCAGTGGAATTGCCGAGCGAACGCCGAGTTGCGCAACTTCCGCCTTTAGATATTTATTCACGTCGAGGGGGCGCTGCTGCGGCTCCTTCCGCACCGACAGGTAAATCACAAAAAGGAGCAAGAGGTGCTGGACAGAAGGGTGCACCGTTGCCGCCAACTCGCCCGGAAGAATATAATGCAGGTCAGTTTGAACCTAACCTGAATTACCAGTTTACTGCTGCGCTTGATGCGTTATTTGGACAGCGAGAAGCCAAACGTGGCCGCAACACTCAAGAATATTACGCCACAAACCCGTGGCCGTATTAACAGAAGGGGGAACTTCCCCCTTCACACTAAAGGAGCCAAGAATGTCAAGAGAGCCGTTGATTAGGTTGCCGGGAAAAGGCGCACATGCCCATAAACTGGTGGCGAAAACTGCGATGGAAATGGCGCAGGAAGTCTATGAAAAGAACGCTGGACGCTCAAACGATTTTTATGAAAAGTATCCAGATCGTGAAGCGTATGTTTCAAGTTGCTGGGCGCTATATCTTGATGCTGCTAGGACCACTTTGACGCAGTTATTGACTACGAACATGGATGACAACTTGAAGCAAGAGATATATGATGCCTTGGTGAAAGACGCTACGTTGCGTCGAGGACGTGAGGGCGTCCTTCAAATGAAACACGGTGCAGGAGCCTAACATGAAAACTTTGATGCTGAATTTTTGGGAAGGCGCGATGCGCCAAAGTGACGGAGAGCAGGGCGCGGCACCGCCAGAGGCACCAGCCGCTGTCGAGGCTCCCGTTGTGGCCGATGCTGGTCAAGAAACGGTAGCAGATAGCGTTCCCCACGATGCTGCTCCCGATGAAAGCTCTGCGAAACCCCCGCAGGGCCTGCTTGACCGCATCGGCCAGCTTACTCGCCAAAAGCGTGAACTTGAAGAACGACTGCAGCAGGTTCAATACTATCAGCAGCCGCAGGCTTATGAACAGCCGCAGGATGCTGGTTACGATCCTCGCACCGTGCAGTTGGAAATTCACCGGCAGGCCCAGGAACTCGCCAAACATCAGGCTTGGAAAGATACGACTGACAAGATTTGGAATGAGGGCCTGAACAAGTTTGGCGATTGGGCTCCGCAGCTTAACAACATGGCTCAGATTTTAGGTGGTATTCCGACCACGCTGACAGAAGCTGCGATTGAAACTGGAAATCCGCAGGACGTGCTTTATCATCTGGCAAAGAACCCTGATGAAGCAGCGCGGATTGCGATGCTTCCGCCGACAAGGCAGGCGGTGGCGGTCGCAAAATTAGCGAGTGGATTGAACGCACCGAAACGTGTTTCGTCTGCTCCTCCGCCCATTACTCCGAAAGTGCAGGGTATTGGGTCTGCTCCGGCGACCCTTGACGATCCCAACATTTCTATGGAAGAATGGGCAAGATTACGCAACGAGGCAACTCGTCGCAGAAGGTAGGCGGGATCACCTTACGATCCCCCCTCTCTGGCCGCAGGGTAAGTGGTCTGGGCTGGCCCGACAAAGTGACGGACGCGGGCACCGTCGAAACGCAGAGGACTCCCTCCTGCTTTTGGCTTTTGAACAGCGCGTCCGCGCACTTACTAGGAGGGCCGTAGGCCATGTCGAATACAATTCTTACAATTAACATGATTACCCGTGAGGCCGTTCGCCTCTGGGTCAATACCAACTCGTTCCTGCAGCATATCGACACGCAGTATGACGATCAGTTCGCCATTACCGGCGCGAAGATCGGCCAGAGCCTGCGTATCCGCCTGCCGAACGACTACACCGTTCGCACGGGTCCGGTCGCGCAGATTCAGGATACGGCGGAAACCAGCACCACGCTGACGCTCGCCACCCAGAAGGGCGTTGACGTGTCGTTCAACTCTGCCGAGCGCACGATGTCCTTGGACGATTACTCCAAGCGCATTCTTGCTCCGGCGGTGAACAATCTGGTCGGCGCGGTTGCGGCGGACGTTATGTCTGGCGTTGAAGGCGGCGTTTCGAACCTTGTTGGCAACTTTGACGCTGCTGGCAATCTGCTGCGTCCGACGCTCGACACTTGGCTGCAGGCTAAGGCGCTGTTGTCCTTGCGTTCGGCCCCCACGGATAACCGCAAGTTCATTCTTGATCCGGTTTCCATGGCCCGCACGGTGCAGAACCTGTCCGGCCTGCTCAACCCTGCCACGGAAATCTCCGAGCAGTATCGCAAGGGTGAAGTTTATAACGCGATTGGCTTCGACTGGTTCGAAGACCAGACCGTTATCAAGCACACGACTGGCACGTATGTCGCTGGTGTTTCTCCGACCGTCAACGGTGCGAACCAGACGGGCACGAGCATCAACATCACGATTGGCGCTTCGTCGTTCACCGTTGGCGACATTATCACCTTT